TGATCATGTGGAAAGCTTTGGTGAAGAAGCTGAGCGTTCTTGCTGCAGCAGATTTTAAAATGGACCTGTTGGTGGATGGGGATGACGCTCTTCTGTTCATCTCCAGAAAGTATCTACCACTGCTACAGGACCATCTTAAAAACCATTATCTCCAATTTGGTATGGAAATGGAGATCGCCGAAGTTGCTGAGAGCCTGGAAGAAATTGACTGGTGCCAAACACTACCTGTGTTGGTACAAGGGAAGTGGACCATGATTAGGAATCCACAACGGACACTATCAAATGTTTTGGTGTCTAAGAAGTGGTAAGCCCATAGACAGCGAGACTACATGGCGGCAATAGCATTATGTGAAATGTCTCTTAACCGAGGCGTTCCCGTGCTACAAGCCATGTCTATGTCTTTGTGGCGTAACAGCTCACAATCACCGAATGTGCTTGATTCGGAGAAGCGTGAAGCTCTGTTCAGCCGGGTGTTGAATTTTAACACCTGGGACAGCCTGGTGGCAAGGGGAATGCAACCTCAATCCATATCGATTGAAACCCGCTTGTCTTTCCAGAAAGCGTTTGGCATTACCGTACAGGAACAGATATCTTGGGAGCAATATCTAGACCAGTGGACGTGTGGATTTGGTGAACCGGTCCGAGTCTGCCACGGATACTGGAATTCAAAACAGTGGTGTTGTACACTGGAAGCTCCCGGCGGGTATAATGTCCGCCCACACTAATAACAAACAACAACAAAATTCTCTTCGACCGTCGCTCAATTCCCTTGGCAACGTGTCGAAACCACCTTCTGCAAAGAAGCAGGGTGGGAAAGCTAAAGGGAAAATGACCTTGCCAACAAGGTCTCGCATGATGTCGCAGACCCAAATTGCGCCATTGGCGTCCATAACAATCCTGCGCCAGAGCGTTCAGCAAAGGCCAATCGCCCGTACTCAATTGTGAGGCGGGAGTTCATTGCTGACGTTCTGGGCACCACGACGACTCGAATCGATAACTACCAAATAAACCCGGGATTACGCTTATTCCCGTGGCTGGCCGGAATTGCACGGGCATATGACCTGTACCGTTTCACGAGATTCCGAATCGACTATATCACTCATGACACTTCTCAGGATAAAGGGAAATTGGCCTTGGCCTTTGACCCCAATCCTGATGATCCTGTGCCAACAACTATAGCACGACTCGAAAATTTTGAAACCAGGGCAGTTAACACTCCCTGGGCCAATAATTACGTAGATGTCCCAGTTAGCGATTTGAATCGACTCCCTAAATTTATGATCCGTGATGCACTTGTACCGAATTCGCTTACCACATACGACCTTGGCTCATTGTCGGTTGGAGTGGCAGGCACATTGGACAGCGCGCTTATAGGTGAGATCTGGTTTGACTATGAGGTGCAGTTTTGGGCACCTCAACCTCTGGAAGATTTAACGATCATTCCACAGGCAAGTGGAACCACAGCTTACCAACAGCCTAGCGTCTCGATCACAACAGCCACCGATTTCGTTGTACCCTGGAGTGGGGCAACGATCACCAACCCATTACGGTTGGTGAACACCGCCGGAGTGTTTGGGGGCTTGCGGGGAGCACTCAGAGTGACTGCTGGAGTCTCTATCAGTTGGGTTGGTAGTGCACCGACTGCAGGGACTTCCCTAGTGGCAATACAGTTATCCACGAACAATGGATCAACCTTCGCAGATGCTTTCAGTTCCTACTACGGTGAATCAGCCGTAGGCGTGGAATCTAAGAGCGTTTCGGGGGTATTATTGCTAATTCCCAGTTACCAATTCAGAGTGCGTGTTGTTTCCACTTTTTCAGGAACCGCATTGATTGCCGG